TCCTAGAGTTGAATCTGGGAAGAATGAGAGCGTCTATCTGAGTGCTGACGGACGAGTCAAGCTCGCCGCTTCAACCGCCTACGGGCGGAGGACTCGGCGTGTCTTGAGGGTCGACCATTCGAAGATTGCCGCGGATCCGTTTATTCCGGCACAGAATGTCGAACTCGGGATGAGTAACTATCTCGTTTTCGACACTCCTGCTGTCGGGTACTCGGCTACCGAGGCTCTCGCTGTCTACGCGGGCTTTAAGGCCGCGTTTACGGCATCGTCTGACGCGCTCATCTCCAAGCTTCTTGGCGGTGAGTCGTAGGCCCTTCTAAGGGGCTGATTCGCGCTTCGGCTTTCCTGGCCGTCGCGTTTGTCAGCTTTACATTAGGGTCTATGGGCATGAAGATCAAGTGTGCGGAGGTGTCGGCTCAGCCGGCACCTTCCACAACGCTCTCTTCCTCTGCTGTAGTCAGGTGGACTCCGAGTGATTACCGGACACGCACTAAGGCGCATATTATGCCTTGGTGTACGTGGGAGATGCGGCGAAAGTATTTCCGCAAATCAAACCGGTAGTAGGTGATGTAGGCCTCTGGGAGTAAACACCTCTATTAGGAGGGCTACTGAAAAGCCTACTGATGCTCTGGACAAAGCTAGCACAAGAGTGTGCTGGCAGATGCGGTACACGCACCACCATGGACGTGGTATACGTCCATGAACGTGTCAAACACGAAGGGCTATCGTTTTTGACGATCACCCTTCCTGCATTTGGCAAAGGCTTCGAAAGAGGCCTAGAGCTAGGTGCAGTCGACAGCAGTCTCTTCCCAGGTTTCAACGGGAAGGCAGGTCTCCCAAGATTTCTTTCGGGTTTCCTGTGTCAAGTGTTTGACAGCAACACTGGTGTGTTGCTTGACGAACCATCCATTGATGCAGTTGCTTCCGTCAGACAGCTAACGCTGATGTTCGGTAAGCTGCTCGTTCCATGCTCCGAAGAGCGTGAGCGGGCTGCGATGGCTGGTTACGTCGAGTGTGAGCAGAATGTCATCAGCAATGATGCTAGGCTTTCTGAGGATGATTTCTCAGAGTTTAGACATGTTGCTGAGATGCTGTTTCACGATCTGTTCCTGCCGATAGACCAGATGGTCTTCGATGGGACTCTCGTGCCACGGCACGGGCCCGGTGCGACCGCGGATAAACTCCGCGGTAATGCGAAATATTGCAATCGCACATGGACCGAACGTCTGGAGGAAGCCTTTCCGTCAGGAGAGTTCCTTATTCCCAACTCAAACTTCAACGACGAGTTGGCAGACGTTGACATTCTCGAACCCGGCGCAGAGATACCTGTTAAAGTGATCTCTGTACCTAAAACGCTCAAGACACCGAGGATCATCGCGATCGAGCCT